TTGGCTTTTAGCCTGTGGCTCAACCGAAAGCGAAGCATTGTGAGGCAAGCCGAGACCGTGCGACTGGGAGCTGTCACAGCTCTGTCCAACGATATGCGACTCGGGTGGTTCATGTGCCAGGCCGATGATCCAGGTGAAGCCAGGTATCATTTCGATCGACACCAGGCGGCTAAAATACAAGCAGAAAGCAGTAGCAAATGAGCAATACGCCACCAAAAGACACTGCTGACGACCGTAATGAGCAGCCGGGAAGCCAACAACTGGCATCCATTCTGGCCAGCGGAAAGCAGCCCGAGGCAGCTGGAGAGCCGGATAATAGGCCACAGAGTCAGCCCGTTGAGCCGCAGAATGCAGCAGGCAGAAACCGCACCGGCATCGCTGACAGCGAGAACGTGGACCCGGCGCAAGCCGACCTATTGCAAGCGATTCTGGACAACGGAGCTCCCCCAGGAACAGCTGGAGCCGGCAATACAGCGGATCCAGACGCTGATCCGCGAACGTCGCCAGCAATGAGAGCTGGCCAGGCTATTGGAGCCATGACCACGGCGGTTGTCGGTGCCCAGGTAGCGATCACGGGATTCACCAATCGGACACTCCAGGCCAACGCCAGGCTCGCGGAGTGGAACGGGGAGATAGCGGCAGCCGTCGGTCTCGCCCAAGCCAGGCAGATCGAGCGTGATATTATCCAGGGCCAGGGCATTGGGCCAGAATACGCCAGGCTCGATGAGGCTAACCAGGAATACCGCGACATGATGACAGAGGTGACGGTGCCACTGCAGTCAGCTGGTATTGAGCTGCTTGCTGGATTGTCAGAGCTCAGGAACTATTTGCTCAGCTACATCGTTCCAGGTCTTACGGCAGTGACGAAAAGCATGGACTACCTGGCGAGTCTAATTCCAGGCGGCAGTGCTTCCACGGATCGCGAGCTGCTGGCTGCTCGAGCATTTCTGAGTGATGTGTCAGACGGCAAGTTTGACGGCACCGGCACGACGTACATGAATCCAGGCAATCACCCACTGATGACTGACGCAGACAGGAACAGGATATTCGGACCATGATTAGCTTGTATTACAACAACATTGTGCTGAAAGATTGCGTCGTTAAGCGATTCCAGCAGACTGTCCTGCGAGACGAGTCGAATACTGATGTTATGTATTCCCGGTTCATGGTGACGGTGGAAAGTACGCTGGTCGAGGCGGCTTACCAGGACGTGCCGCTCGGCGTGGATCCCAACGCACCTCGCAACGCTTTCATTTCAGTCCCGGTCCAGGGCGATAATGTGGTGGACTCGCTGGACCAGGTGGCTCGAGCTCTGTCCGAGAATCGCAAGGACTTCTGGCTAATTTGCGGCGGCCAGACGCCGGGGCTCGATGCGGAGGATCGCGAGGATACTTTGCTGATAGCTGCAGGATCCCTGGAAGTTGCGGGGGACACCACCATTTACAGGAGCCCTCGGTTCGCCGGCCAGGGCAGCACGTCGCGGTTCCAGGTGATCGACGTGGAGAATGGGCCGCAGGTTGAAGATGTGGCCATTGAACAGATATTCGGCGGCAAAGCCATGCGAGTGTCCGCGACGTTCAAAATCGCCAGGTCTCTGTGTGTCGAGTATGACGAGCAGAAGCCGGTCGATGATTACACTTTGCTACCCGACGCGGAACTAGGCGAGATCCTGAACAACCGCTGGTCTATTTCGGAATCTAAAGACGCAAACTGGGCCACGATTCGGACGATCAGCGGCACGCTGCGAACGCGACATGCGGACTTTTTCGCCCAGGATTATCGGTCGGCAGTGTTTCCGCCACTGATGCAGGGATACCAGCGAGAGTCGCAGCAATTCGTTAGCGATCCAACCAATACGGTATTGAAGTATCAGATCGTCGATCGACAGAGATACGCGGCACCACCAGCTCCAGCTGTGGAGTGGGAAGCCACGCATACTGAGAGCACGACGGCGCAGGGAGCTAACCAGGTAGCCAACTTTGAGATCACGCTGACGGGCAACCAGGATGTAGACAAAAAGGACTTGATTGCAGCAGCCGGCAATGTGCTCACGAAGCGGATCCGCGACATTCAGAACGAGCCGCAAGAATCAGAGCACCAATCGGTCCTGAAAGAAATGGCCATTATTGATCAGCTGCACTTACCCAGGATCACCATGCGGGCCAGCGTCCAGTACACCACAACGGATTACACCTGGCTGTCCATGCGTGTCAACACGATGGCCGGCGGTAGAGGGGGCAACCTGACAGGTCCAGACGGCATCGACGGTTACGATCCAGTGATATGGCCAAAGCCATTGACGTATGACAGCGAAACACCAGCAGGGCAGCTGGCTTGCTACCTTCAACACCCGTGCAGCCAATGGCACGGTATGCCTGGCATTCAGCAGGAGCAGCCATCCAGGAATGATCGACCTCAAGAAGTGCCGGCGTATCCACCAGACAGCTGGGAGTACCCAGAACCCGAACCGTTGACGATCGACGACACAACCTGGGACAAGTATCCAGGAAGCAACGTCCAGGCAAAGTACGATGTGGTGCGCTATCCCTACACGCACTACACGATCGCCGCGACCTGGGAGACCGGCATGGGGCGATTACATTTACCGTATTCGATCGAGATGGCCGACGAAGTTACAGCTGCAATACTCCAGGTGAATACGGGCTGCACGCGACTGATTTACGAGATCGAAGCAGTGCGGACAGGATTGCACCCGCTCATGCCAGCGATCAACGATACCATCCAGGATGAAAACGGAATCACCTTTTCGCTACTGCATTTCACCCCGACGATTAGGCCGCCAGAGATCACGGCTGACGGTAGCACAAAATCGTATGGAATTGCGCTGCGACTGATCTACGGTGGCAACAAGCGATTGCCATTGGATGCTGAGCTAAATCCAGGAGCTCTGCCGATCGACATAGTTCCGGCCACGGACACGAACGCGACGATCGCATATTCAACGATCAGCGACGACGAGGATCGAGTAATCAACAGCGGAACTAACGAATGACCAAAAACACCCGCAAGTACGCGACACAAATGGAAGTGCTCGAGGCGATACGCGATCGGCTCATCGAGGCGGTTCCGGCCTACACGCCTGGTAACTGCTTCATCCTGGATCAGCCCATACCGGTTGAATTGCCAATCGGTCGCGAGGCTTGCACAATCTCACCAGGAACCGGCCAGTTCGTCGAAAATATGTTCGCAGGATCCGGCTTCAATACACTGACAGAAAACGCGACGACGGTGGTGACGCCGATGGTTCGCCAGGTGCGAGACAAGCCGCGTGAGGCAATGGTGGCCCTGTTATCCCAGGAGGACGGGCTGCTGCAACGCAAGTGGGATATTCTTCGAGCTCTGCTGGAGGCAGATTACGACCTTTCAATTTACGACCAGCAGCTAGATATGACTCGATGGCTGTTGCGTGAGCAGCTGTCAATTCGGTACGCGGATCCGCCAGGTTTCACCCAGGTTGGACAGTACCAATTCATGGGCATGTCGATGACGTTCAACACTCCGTTTGACTGGGGATTGCCACCGCTCGAGGTGCCACAAAATGAGTAAAAGCCAGATATATTTTTATGGCAACACGACCCAGACGCTGAACGTCCACATGCCGGTCTGCATGGATTACGAAAACCAGGTAGCAGACTATCTCAAAACACGATTTAAGGACGATGAATACCCTTTCGCCAAATCGGTAGAGGATGATTATGTCCAGGCAATCATCGACGCCGAGCCGGTTGTGCATTCCAGGCCGCGAATGGCGGAGCTCCCGCCGGTCGGAATCAATGAATATATTTTTCCAACCGGGGTATCACGATTCGGTCGCGGGCTGTTCCTGGTTGACAAGGCTAACATTCAGACGATGGTACTCGCTGCCTGGGATATTACCTGGGACGGTACAGGAGATTGGCCGGCAACGCAGCGATCAATGCGCCCGCTCAACCTGGCAATGAACGATGCTGCAGACGACGAGTGGACGACTCAGGTATGGATGCTGCCACCGATTCAGGTGGACTCGTCAGTCACAACCCGGCAACTGTGGATCGTGCCTGTTGTGGATTATCGCTATCACTTGCTGTACGAGACGTTTGATCCTTACGACGTGCCGACTTCAAATGATAGTGCGGTTGATAGCACAACGACCTGGCAGCAGCTGATTGACGCGATTAACCATCAGTTACCGCAGACAATTAACTCGCTCACCGCTCCGATCAACGCTGCTTATCTGCAGCCAGATCCAGGCTACTTTTCCGCAAGACGCAGCCTGGCATACGCGATTGATCACATTGCGCATTCTATCGGTATGCGAGCCGTGCTGGAAGAAAAGGTTGCAGGATATGGTCGCAGTGACATTACATTCCAGGCAGCAAGTGAGGCAGCTGCAGACCTAACAACCTGGCCGGAATCACTGATTTTTGGGACAGAGGACAACGCCCCAGCGTCGGAAGCAGAGTACCTGACGCTATCGCACAGGCGGCTGAACGATCACTACGATAACGAAACCTGGGACGATAAGAGAGTCCAAAATCCCTCGCCAACAGCTCCGATCACGAGCGAGGAGGAGCATGTTGTCAGCACTTTCTTCCTGGAATTTTACGACGAGGTGGTGGATTCAGCGTCGGAAACCGCTCGCGACTCGCTCGCGGAGCAAATCAGGTCGGATCATGCAGCCTGGGACGCCTACTCATACAACTTCACGATCGCAGGCGTGCCCGACGCATCGCGGCAGTTAGAGTCCAATGGGTTCACCGATTACATGCACGTCAAATTAGATTGCAGTAATTCGATACCCGAAGTGATGACGACGTACCAGACGCGGAAACCTAACCAGCATCCGATCGTCAATCTGAGCCAAAGTCCTGGTCTGTACCGGCACCCGCAAGAGCTTGCACGGATCATTTTGAACAGCTCAGGCATCCCGCAAGGAGCGACCGAAGGCACCGGGGAAATTATCGACCTGGATACTCCCTACAACGGGACGCCAAATCCAGTAGCCGTTCACCTTAACGCGGCAGCAAGCCAAGCAATTCCAGGCGGCTCAACGCTGTCCTGTTATTACCAGAGCGAGGACGGTTGGTTTGTGGTCCAAGGCGAGCCAGGCCCAGCCGGCAGCGGGCAGACACCCTGGATCAGATTTCGAGCAAAGAATCCCGTAGGCTACCAGCGAAGTGGAATTTGGAACGTCATTGTCACCCAGGTCAGGAATGGCGACGGCAGCGCTGTAGCCGTGGACGACGAAATTGAGGTGCATGACCCTAACAATTTGTTTGCCGATGTTGTTTTTTCGGCGTACCAAACGGTTACGAATTGTTTTGGGGATGAGTATATCGGCGGGAGCACCGGAACGGCATATTTGCGAACGCCAGCAACGAGTGACAACAACCCCGAAGAAGTGACGCGGTGGGAAGTTGAAACGTGCTCGCGATCAATCGACCAGATGGACGTGTACCTGGAGGATTGCATGAAAGCCGACGCTCCAGACGGCACAACCTGGACTGGATGGGGGCATTTCGACCAAACGGACCAGTGGATTCGCTCGGCATATCCGGCTGTGGACTTTCCACCGGAAGTTGTTGACGACGGCGACGAAAGCGAAGGATATTGCTGGAAAATCCCAATCGAAAATCCGTACCGCTTGACTGCACTCAGCGGATCACGGTTGCGGATCCGCAGAGACACGCACAAATCTGTTTCGTCGCTGCCCACCAATGTGACAACGCCGCACAACGGGGGCGTGAACTCTAATAGCGAAAAGTGGATCGTGGAATCGGTCTACGAGATCCGGAATGACGACCACGGTCAATTTGCCCGATTTGTGCATGTCAGAAAGGGCGGCACCTGGGACGGATTCGAGCTTGTTAGGTATTGGCATGGGCAAGACCCGACAGCACCAACTGTCCTGGGTGATTGTGAACCAACGATTAGTTGCAGTTTGCTCGCTGGATGCGATTGCCTGGAGGACGGTGACGACGCGTTTGCTGTGTTCGACGAAACGACACACGAGTATCACATTGTTGCAACTAACTCCGCGATGCTTGGGCCTCCGGATGACCTGGCGATTATGAATAGCTTTGCCGGTGACCTGGGCTGCACGTTTAGTTTTGCCGAGCAGAACATAAAAGCGTTTGCCTGTGGAAGCCAGCCTACAGTGGGCAGCGCGAGCCTGCAGACGGTTACCCAGAGGGTCGTTAGCGATGCGTTCAGGCTGGGTAACGATATATGCTTTAACACATGGGACATCGAGGTATGCAGCACAGCCTATGTAGAGGCAGAGTGCGTCAACATTTGCGCTGAGTGTGATTGCGATGAACATATTTGCGCATACCAGTACACACAAGGAGAAGGCTGGGCAGCAGTAAAAACCTGTCCGCCGGAATATGACGACTGCTGCTGCACTGGCAATATGCCAACCAACACACCGGCACCAGGCGAACCAACCTACGTTACTTTTCCATGCGGGCCATGTGGTACAGAATGTGTCGAATGTGATTCGTGCCTAGATAATTGCCCATACGGCTACGAGTTTTCGATTGCCGACATTTCGGGAACGCTTACTAACGGTGATCGCGTGGAGTTTGTCCAAGGGTCGGACGTATGGACAAGCAGCCAAAACGATTGTTGCCAGAACCTGTCTATACAAATGACTAACCCGCTCAGCGGGGCAACGCAAACGGTCACGGCAGAGGTTTGTTTAATTAACCCGTCAAACATTATGCAGTGCGCGCAAAACAATCGTGCTGCACTTACCTTTACCTGGTCAGCGCCTGTGGTACTCGGCATGACGATGCCAACGGAAATTGGAGCTGACGTTCCCAACAGCTGCCAGGCAACATACGGAAACAATCAAGGTTGCGGAATCGAGCCAGACTTTCCAGACCAGGGCGGTGGATCAAGCTGGGACACTGTTACGTTTGGCGTGACGTGCTGTGATGTGGAGGGCAGGGCAGGAGGCAACGAGGCGGCAGTGCTGGCGTCAATGGGCGTGCATACCGTCGGCTCGACATTCCACAACGCGGAACTGAATGCACCGCCGCCGGAACCCAAAACAGCCGCAAAGCCCCAGGGATGGGGCGATGCGTTTGTTGCAGAGTATCCTGCGCTATTCAAGGGATGCGGGTGCAAAAAGGATGTCGTGCCGGTGATCAGCAGATGGGAGCATCGCGAGGGCGAGCCTACGGACAGGCAACTGGAGCTCATCGCGAGTACGCTATATTCAAAACAAAAGCGGGCATTTCAGCAAAGTACCAGCGTAGAAGCGATAGCCACAAACCTACGCGATTTCACTAACAGGATGCGAGCCAATGGCTGATTTGATCATTACACAGACCGACGTGGAGCGAGCCGGCAACACTGGAACCTATCGCGCCGTGCAGTATGGCGAGCCAATTACAGCTGGCCAGGCTGTATATCAGAGCTCGACCGATCAGAAATTCTACCTGACCGACAGCAACGACTCGTCGAAACCAGGCAACACTGGCCAGGCCGCCATTGCGATGGCAAGTGGCGACACCGACCAGCAGGGCGTAATTGCCAGAAGCAACGCTATAATCAACCTGGGAACGGGCGTGATGACAGCCGGCACCGTGCTGGTTTTGTCGTCAGCCAATGCTGGAGGAATTGCACCCGAAGCCGATCTGGCAGTGGGTGCTGAATTGACCATTGTGGGGTATGCGCAATCGGATGCGCTGCTCAATCTGACGTTAAACGCTACTGGTATTACCAGGGCGTAAAACCTGAAAGGGGTTACTATGAGGACTTGGGACGAAATTGCAGCGAAAGTAAATGCCACCGAGAAAGAGGCGGTTACCTGGGAAAACGACGACCAGACGCCAATGGTGGAATACGAGATGCGGGAGGTCCGAGCAGTTTCGGCCAGGCTCGATCGCTGCTGGTCTGAGCTCTACGATTTTGTGTCTGGTCCTGAGATTGAGCCACTTGCCTATCGGCTTGTGATGGCACTCGACGCCTGGATCGACGAAGTGGACCGATTCCGCGACGATCACAAATCTAATCCAGGCGGAACCGATGAAGTATGGCGAGCATGGAAAGAGTGTGTAACCCTGGCAAGCCGGAAGCCACAGCCGCTAATGCTCGAGACGATCGAGTACCTCACCAGGGTGCAGAAATGCAGCCCATCGCAGATCGCAAAAATTTACGAGTGGAAAGACGAGTTCGGACAGCCCGACGCCAGGCGTGTCCTGGCAGACCTGGAGGCTGGCAAAGGAAAAGATCCAGTCGTCAGCCCGCACTGGAACAGGCAAGTCAAAGCCGACGCCGAGCTATGGGAAGCCCGCAGCTCACGAGTGCAGCAGAAGATTACCGAGCCAGTGAAGTCTTTGCCGTCTGAGCCCGTGATTGCTCCTGAGAGCCTGGACATGCTTCTGCATCAAAACGTGCCGAGCAGGCAGATTGCCAGGATGAAAAACCTGGACCAGCAGACAGTCATTGACTACGCCAGGGAAAACGGATTGCTTGTCGATGGGCAGGTTCCGCCACCAGCTGTTACGCCGGAACTGCACCTACAGCGAGTGCGAATAGCAGCCAACGAAAAACTAGCGGACGCGAAGGCGTATGCAGAGGATCCAGGGAACGCGGCAGCCAACGTAGACAGCTATCCCGACCTGAACAATTATCGGGAGCAGGTGCGGCAGATGGCATTCGACGGATGCAGCAAGCAGCAGATTGTTGCGGGGCTGAAAGAGCAATACCCAGACAGAGCAAAACCAGGTTCCGTGGCGCAGATCATGGCCGCGATCGAACGCGAGGCAGCTGCAGAAGCAGAATAGGAGCGACGTTTTGGCCAAAAAGAAAGCCGCCAAAAAGGCGGCAAAGAAGCCAGTGGGACGTTCACGGCAGAGGCAGAAAGACATTGCCACGATAGCGGCGATGCGTGACTGCCAGGCGCTCGATCTGCACCTGGAGGGTTACACCACTAAGGAGATAAGCCAGCAGCTCGACATGAACGAGCGTACGGTTTACAAGGCAATCGACCGTGGCCGCGAAGCCTGGAAACTCGAGCGTGCGGAATTGCACCAGGATCTGGTAGAGACGGTGCTGATGACGCAGCGACGTATATTATCACTGGCTTTCCGCGCGTACAGCGACAGCAAATCGCCCGACAATCTGCCAGGGGATCCCAGGTTCCTGGCATTAGCAGAAAAGGCCAACACCAGCATCGGCAACATCGTTGCAGCTCACAAAGACGACGGCGGCAAAGTGGATCCATTGGCGAGAAGTGGTCTCATTGAGGTCATCGTGCATACCAGGGGAGAAGTCGATGCTCTGCAGCAAATGAATTACCAAGACCTGGAGAAGATCGCGGTTCAGCCGATCACACTGGAGGCCGGCCAGTGATCGCACCGGTTCCTGGCGAAGCGATGCCCGTCTTGCCGATCAGCAAGGTGCAGGCAGATTTCCTGGCAAGCAATGAGCCAATCACGGCAATGGTATGCGGGCGTGGTGGTGGAAAGACATTCATTGGCAGCTATCGCATCATCACCAGGGCCAAGAATGGCGACCAGTGGATGGCGGTATCGCCCGACGCAGGCGTCAGCCTGGAGACGACTGTTCCGACATTTATTGAGAATTGCGAAAAGCTGAATTGCTTGAACCGGAGCGTGATGAGCCCATACCCGCGTATCTGGTGGGAAACCCTAGACGGCGGCGAAGCGCAGATCGTTTTTCGTTCAGCTGAAAAGCCGGACAAATTACGAGGGCCGAACAAGTCTGGACTGTGGCTCGACGAGGCGAGCTATCAGCCGATCGACGCAATGAGAATTGCCAGGGCAACGCTAAGGCGTGGCGGGGTGATGGGGCCGACGATCCTGACGATGACACCGCGTGGCCGTAGCCACTGGACTTTCGAGCTCTGCTATTCACGGGGAGACGGCACGGAGCCAAATGCTGAGGTGATCCAGGGAGTGCCGTATGTTCCGAAGCCAGGCGTAAAATTGATCCAGGCGAGCACAGCGGACAATCCATTTCTGCCACCGGATTTCTTCGACAGCATGGCCCAGGACTTGTCGCCACTACTGGCAGCCCAGGAGCTCGGCGGCCAATTCATTGACATTGACGGGCTCATGTTCCGACGTGAGTGGTTCCAGCCCGTAGATTTCGCCCCCAGGCAAGCGCTGCGAGTCCGCTATTGGGACAAAGCAGCCAGCACGATCAGCACCAGCTCGTACACGGCAGGAATACGCGTCGCCAGGTGCCCGCGAGGTATCTTCTACATTGAGGACGTGGTTCGCGGCCAATGGTCGCCAGCTGATCGGGATACCGTGATTCTGCAGACGGCAGAAGCTGATCACCAGGAGTTTGGTGGCGAGGTGCTCATTTACGCGGAGCAGGAAGGCGGATCCGGCGGCAAGGAGGTCATGCAGCAGATGATCAAAATGTTGGCCGGCTATCCTGTCTATCGTGACCTGGCAAGCGGATCCGCTCAAAGGAACGTCGGCGGCGTGAAGCTACCAGGACAGGCAAAGATCACCAGGGCGCAGCCGATGGCAGCCCAAGCGGAGGCCGGGAACGTACGGATCGTGAAAGCAGCCTGGAACCAGGAATTTCTGGGCGAGCTATCTGCATTTCCAGAATCGAGCCAGGCTGACCAGGTTGACGCCTCCAGTGCCGCGCTTAATCGCCTGGCCGCTCTGACGCAGCCCGAGGACGCGGTTGCAGATCGAAAGCGAAAGCAGGTACAAACAAAGAGATTCGGCCAATCATTAACTGCATTGGGCGGTTCCAGGGGCCAGAGACGCAATCTTTACAACAGGCAGCGGTAATGAGCTCACTGAATAGATTGGCCAGGATGGCCAGGGATTTTCTCCGAGGGTACAGCAACGCTCGACGATCGGGCGGGCTCGGGACAGCCGCCAGGGGCACCCAGGGCAGCGCATACATCGAGAAGCCACCAATCGAACCAGGGCAGGGGTTAAGGCGAGGACTCCAGCGACGCGCTGAGGAAGCCGGCTTGGCGTCCAGGCTGCAACGAGTGCCACGTTCCCGGCTGTCACCCGAGGGAGCATTACCACCAGTCTCAGGTCCGATACCACCGCCGCCGCCAGGGCCGATTCCGCTACCGCCAGATCCAGCAGGTGCCGGCAACGTGCCGCCTCCATTTCCAGCGGGGAGGCGTAGCACGCAGGATGAATGGATCGCTGAGTATTTCCGCCTACGAGCTCGTCAAGAGCAAGTTGACCAGGAAGAAGAATACGACGACATAGAGACGCTCGGACGCAGCTACGACTACGATCCTGATGATTTCACACTGATACGCCAGGGTAGCGTCCAGGTAGCATCAAGCAATGTTTTTAGCTACTACTGGCAGCCCGAGAGCAAATATAGCGGCATTCTCTATGTGACCTTCCTGGCACCAGCTGTTGGGAAAGGACAGCCCCGCCAGGGACCAGGGCCGACGTATGCGTATTTCGGCGTCACAATACAGAAGTACAACGCGTTTCGCCGCCAGGCTGCAGAATCACCGGGATCCGCAGTGTGGGATCACCTGCGTGTCAGGGGAAGCATATTTGGGCATCAAGTTCAGTATCGCTTGATCTCAGTAACGGGAAATTATGTTCCCAGGAAAGCGACAGCCAAGGGATTCAAAACCAGGTATCTCAAACCGGTTGGCAGACCCAGGCAGGTTAATGCTAGACTTGGGCCGAACGCGACGCTCGAACAAAGAGGGTTCCGGCGCAGTACGCTGGCACCGCAAGAATATGGGCAGCCGGACAGGGGTGGACCGGACAGAGGAACGCCAAATAGAGGCTGATAAGAATGGACGATAGCAGTTTGCCGGCAGAATTTCTGTATAGCAGGCCAAAGGATCCCGCAGCTGGCACAAGCGGAGCACCCAACTACAGTCGCGAGATTCTGCCGCACGTTTCAAGCGTAAACGGCAGATACGGCCTGGTCAGCTACTCATATCTGAGCGCTGATCAAGCGATAAACGATAGCCGCGCCAACGCGTATCGAATGCGCAATGATTGCGGGATCATGGAATCGTTGCACGCCAGGCAAAGAGCTGTAGCCCTGCAAAACTGGAGCATTGAGCCAGAGGATTCTGCTAGTTTCGAGCAGCAGCAGCTCGTGCGATGTATGACTGACATTTTGCAGGAAACACCCAGGTTCGCGGAAATGCGGCGGTGCCTGTTGGAATCGCTGTGGTATGGCCGGTACATGACATTGGGTGAATTTGAAAATAAGAGAATCGGCGGGATCAACCGGATTTGCTGCAGGAAATGGTCGCCCAGGAACGGCGACAAATTGAAATTTCGGTTCGACGACGGGACACTGAAACACGTCGATGGCCAGGTTGGAATACGCGTCAGCACAGCCTACTCCGCTCCCAGGAACTACATGGATCCAAATACCGGTGAGGTGATCCAGAAAATTCAGCCTACCGAGGAGGGACTGGTTTACTGGCTGGACAAATGGGAACGACGCCAGGCAGTGGTGCATAAGCACATGATCGAGGACGCGCCTTTCTTCGAGCCAAAGTTAGCCGGCAGGATTAACGGCGTAGGGATCCGAGATTATATCTATTGGGACTGGTACGCGATGATCGAGTGCCTCCAGCGAGTGGTGGAATACCTGGACAGAGCAGCATTCGGCGTGGAAATATGGCCGTACCAGGCAGGAAGCCCGGCACAGAAAGAAGCGACAGAGAAAGCAGCCGAGGAGGCAATGGGCGGCGGTCGTACAATCATTCTCGCGCCGATTCAGCCAGGCGAGGACCAGGAGCTGTTTGTTCCGCGATTGGTTGAGCCAGGACTGGGAGGAATCAATACGACGATCGACATGATACGGACGTATTGGGGTCACAAGATCAAGCGATTCATCCTGGGCCAAGTGCTCAGCAGCGAAGCCGAGGCGACTGGCCTGGGCAGTGGCGTGGCCGACGCGCACCTGGCAACCCTGGCAGACATTGTTCAGTACGACAGTGTTAATCTCGAGGAAACGATAACCACGGATTTCCTGCGACCGCTGCAGCTATGGAATTTCCCCGACAGTGCCGGGATCCGACTGCAGTTCAGAATCAGCACCGAGGAGCCCGACAGCGATCGCCGGCTTGCGTCGATGAAAATGGCCTGGGACATGGGAATGAAGATCCGCGCTGACGAAGTAGCAGATACGATCGGCGTATCCATGCCAGATGCAGACGACGAGGTGCTGCAGAATCCTGCATTTATGCAAGCAGGCCAGGCGGCAATGGGTATGCCAGGTGCCGATCCTGGTATGCCAATGGAGGGTATGCCAGAACCAGGGCAGCCGGCTCAGGCACCGATCGACCTGGGCCAAGTTATTGATCAAAACAGTGCGAACGGCGCAGCGATGAGCCGGGCATTCAAGAATCGGGTGGAGACTTATTTGTAATGAGCAATGCAACATCATTTCGCGACGCCGTTGAACGGTATGCGTACTTGGACGGCAGCCCGCTAACAGGCAGAGCAGCAGAGTTAAACAAGCCAGACCCAGACCAGGCTGCCAAGAAAATGGCCCGAGAGCCACAGAGTGCGCCCGAAAGTGAGCCGGCAAGTGAGCCGGCAAGTGCGCCGGCAAAGCCAGCCCCAGACATGGGTTTTAACAAGGCGACGGGTTTACCCAGAAAAGCTGGGAATTATGTGGTGGCTCCCGCTCCAAAATTGTCGTGGGCCGAGCAGATGGAGCAAGACTACAACGAAATGAAGTGGGAGAAGGAAGCCGACGAAGCGGAAGCCAGGTGGGAACAGTTACCGGAACATCAAAGCAATCTCGACGACGACGCGCTGCACGAGGCAGAAACTCGAAAATTTAGCGATGCGGCTGCCAAAAAGTTACAAGAAATACAAGAGCGACGCACCACAAAGCCCGCCACACAGCCACCGCCAGTTGAGCAGGAAGCCTGGGATCCAGCTGTGCAGGCTGGAAACCCGGCCAACTATGCCCAGGAATTGCACGCAAAGGGTGATCAACTGGGACAGGATGACCAGCTGGCAACTGCGGGAGTGTACGAGGGCAGCCCGCAGCAACTGCAACAATTTGCGAAAATGCTAGGTCTCGATATGTGGGGCGTAATCACAACGCCCGAGCAGCTCCACGGAGCCATCGAGTACGCTGGTCCAGCAGCTCGAGCACGCCTGGTGCAGATTTTGAAACAAAACGGATTAGCGATTGATGAGCCGCAAGAACCTGTCCAGGATGCAACAGGTAGCGAGCGAGCCGGAAGTGTTGTCGGCGATTTCGTTACCGGGTTTAAGCAAACAAGCCCGATCGGATTAGCCAGAACGGCCATGCGATCAGTCGGACGTGGAATGGCTGGCCCTGTTGGCGACGCTGTAGCCAGGAACATGACCAGACGCGACAGGAACCAGGCAGTAGACAAATACGAGCCAGGGTACGAGCCAATGCAGGTGAATGCGATCCCGCCACCGAAAGCAGCAAAGCCGACAATGTTCACGGCAAAAACGAACCACCCCGACGCGGATTTCTGGATCGCCAGGCGAGGCAGTTCAAAAACAGTCGGCAAGCCGCACAAAGAGTTCCATCCGGAAAGTATTGGCATCACTGTCAATCGTGAGCACCTAGATCCTGGCTACGCTTACTACCTGATGGAGCACTTACACCAGAAAGGACACTGGGCAGAGCGAGCTACGGGAACAACAAACCTGGTCAACATCGGCAACAAACACATCAAAGAATTGCACGGGATGATGCAGCCAGCCCCGCAGGAACCAGGACCACCAGTAGAAGGCCCGATCCCACCATTGCCGAAAGAGAAGCCAGCAGAGCAGTCATACGGGGAAAAAGAGGTTTCCAGGATCCAGGAAACAACGCAGGAACCAGATCAGTTTGGAGCGTTCAACGAGTCGGACCACCCAAGAGATGATGACGGGAAATTTACAGCTGGAAGCAAAACCGGAAATTTGCAGCCTGGCGACAAAATTACAACCAAGCGCAAGATGACCTACGCTAACCCAGGGTACGTTCAGAGCGACAAAGAAGTAGAGCGTGAAATCGAAACAGTGGAGCCTGGCAAGAATCCCGACAAGTGCAAGGTGAAATTTGTCGGAAGCAGCACCAAGTACACCTACAACAAAAAAACTGGGTTGCTTCGCGCGTTAAACGATCAGATGACAGAGCACCGAATTGTCGAAGAAGATCAACCAGGCATCGTCATGCCCACAGACGACGTGGACAACGAGGACGCTAGTGAGGGCGATCAGCTAGGCTTGTTTGGTGAGGGCAAGAAGAAGAAGGTGCCGAAGCAATACAAGCAGGAAAATCCCCAGGGGAAAGCCAGGGAAAAATCGTTATTTGATAAAGACGAAGATCCAGACCAGCAGACGCTTTTCAGTTCCTGGGGTGAAGCCGTGGAATACTATTCAATGCAAAAAAAAAAGTAGATAGGTACAGCGAGGACTTGCCGGCGGAAGATCCCGGTGATGCACCGGGATCAGGCGAAGGGCAGATGGTCACACCCTCCCCTGTTGGCGAGTCCTCGCCGCGCCTAGGCCATGCTCCAGGCGAGACCTTTACCGTTCCGGCGTACACAGGAAGCGCCGAGAATCGAAAGATTACTGGAGAGCACACATTTACCGTGGGCGACAGTGACGGACACAGTGTTACGGTCAGCAGCGAGACCGGTGGCACCTACACAATGAAGCCGGACGCGGTAAAGCATTTTTCTGACGACTTAAATCAGCGTGTCGATGTGCCACAGCACCCATCGCACCAGGGCATTAACGCTATTCGCGAAGGCAGGGCGCAGTTCCTGGGAAAAGGTGACGACGGACTGGCATTCGCAACGGGTGACGGAAAAGTCACCAAGGTATCGACCAGCGTTCCCTACAACCTGGCATATTTCCGCGAACACGAGCACGCGATTGCAGATGCTCGCAGGCAGGCAGAGCTGACGAACCAGGCGATCGCGGACGGACATGATGTGCTGCTACCGCAAGAGTTCACGCAGCATGGTGAAAAAGGATTCACCACAATGCAACAGCTCGACCTGGATGCCGAGCTATCGCGTGAGCAGATCATTGACTACCGCAACAAGATGCGAGCGCTGACGGAATCCGGTTGGCGAATCGGCGATGATGTTCAGACTGGAGTGGACGACCAGGGCAATATCAGGATCTACGACACTGGCAAGCTAACCAGGACAACACCAGGCGACGACGATTCCTGGCAGCAGGATAGGCACCCAGGCAAACTGCTACGCGAGCACGGGCATTATGACGACGAAACCTTAGACAACGAGCTGAAAACTAATCTCCAGCACTTTGAGTGGGCTGCAACTGATCCAAATTACGCAGAACATTTGGCAGGGGAAACACAGAAAGTCAGCCTTAACCTGCAAACAATGATTGAGCACGACCACGACGCTGCACCGTTTGTGATTGACGACGTGCGAGAGGTGCTCGAGAAAATTCCCGACAGCGAGCACAAGCAGGAAATTGCGACGCTGATTGATTTTTGGGAGTCGGATCAGCTGAACGACGTGATGGACACCAGGATGCTCGATGCACAGGTTGCGTTCGCGGACCTGGTTACAGAGTACGAAGGCATTGACGACGACGACGAACCGCACAAAGAAAGCCTGGATGAGCACATAACAAACAAGGACTTGTTTGGGCAAATGGTTGAGGATTTGTCGCCAGAGCAGCTAGGGATGCTAGGCTTCAAAGCGTATGAGAGCTGGGGGGACGACATTAACCTGGCTGGGTTTGCAATGGATGCGGACGTGTTGCACTCAGCAGGCGATGAGGGGCGTGCCATGCGAGAAATTGCAGAACTGCAAGAGAGTCTCGGATTAAATCTCCAGGGCGAGGAATTACACCCAGGGCAGACCACATCCGATGGCGGAAAATACGAGCCGGCACAAGAGCCGGACATGGACACGTTCATGCGGAACCAGTACCCAGAGGGATACAGCCTGGGACCGGCAGGGTTCATCATGGCAGACGGCGCATTGCTTGACATGAGCCAGGGCGGTGGCGAAGTGCGAGGCGACGACCATCGTTCAATTATCCCAACAGAGGAAGCCGCGCAGCGATGGGACTGGGCAATGGATGGCCAGGGCGATTCAGGAGAAGGATCGACCAGCCGCTGGGGATTGCTGGTGCAGACACTTGCACGTTCAGGAGCAATACGATTTGACCCGTCAGGATTGCTGCACCTGGAAAAAGAAGCCACGACGGAGCAAGAAAGGGTAATTGCCAACTACATTCGCGATTACGAGCCGGATTATATGTCAATCCGTTTCGGCAACGGCCAGAACGACGCGATCCAGGAGTGGGACGTGGACAACCCAACAGCCGGCCAGGTTATCGAGCAGTTACGAAAGGCGGCCATCGGCGAGCGTGTTAATGAACCAACCGAATGGCAGATGGTGCCGCGTGACGAATGGCCGGATCAGCACACGCAGGCTTACATGAACGGGGGATCGTTTGGATACATCGACCTGGATGATTACCTGGGCGCAATACCTCACGCGACGCTGAGAGCACTCGAGGAAACACTGGAAAGCGAAATTGACGATAAAGAGTGGTCGATGCGGCAGGGATACGAGTTCCCGCCATTGCTGTTTTATAAAAACAGAAAAAACGCGGAATCAGTTGCGACGGCATTAGCTGCGCAACGAATAGGCTGGCAGTCGATTCCAGTCATTTCCGAGCCAGACCACCGACCTGAATACGAGGCACCGGATACGCCAGAATTTGCAACCTGGTTTGGCAACAGCAAAGTGGTCAATGCTGACGGCACACCAAAACCGTACATGCACGGAACCACAGCCGACGATGATTTGCAACTGTTTGAAACAATGCGAGGAAGCGATATTGGAGCCCACTTCGGTGATCTAAGCCAAGCAGCGCAATTTACTGAAACGCAGCGAGCCATAGGGAATCAATACCACGACAACGCTCGCATCATGCCAGTGTGGCTCTCAATTCAAAATCCGTTGACAACAGACGACTTGGGGCGGTGGGACGTAGACGAAATCACCTCATACATGGAAGAAGATTTGGAAGCGAAAGGGATACCGTGGCCGGAATTTATTAGCGATGAGGAGGTGCCAGATCGCGGCGACTGGAACGACGAGGTGATGGACCTGGTGCCAGAAGTGAGCAACGAACACGCCTGGTTCAACAATTACCACGGCGCGTGGGAAAAATTTAAGAAGCGAAAAAACTGGATACTGTTGCGGGATGCTCTGGAAGAAGCAGGGTATGACGGCATTGCGTACAACAATATTTATGAGGGCGAAGGCGACGATAACCAGGCATTCATAGCGCTGCGACCGGAGCAGATAAAGAGCGTTACAGGCAACTCGGGTGCATTCGATCGCAACGACCCGCGTATCCGATACGCAGCAGACGACATGGAAGGATACGAACCACCGAAGCCAGGTCAGGAATTTGCGAAGGCAATGGGCGTGCAGACAGAGATAGCCGATCCCGAGACAGTCGCTGATCGCAGCGAAACGCGAATGGACTACGAGGAAAGCGACGGCGCGGCAGTCAGGGCAGAGCACCTGGAGCCGTACGAGCACGTTGCACCGGAACCTGTGCCGAAAATTGAAAAGAACCCTGAGTCGCTGAAATGGCTGGCAAGCAAATTTGAGGAATACGATAAGAGTCCCAAGGATCCGCTTGGGCAGTTGCTGAAAACGGATGACCTTACGCCGCAACAGCAAGAAAACTGGACAAATAACATGGCTCGCCTGGGATACAACGCTCTGAAAAACTACGAAGGCGAAGGGGCTTCGCAGTTATTCAAGCAAGCAGAAAAGCATTACGAGCTGGCATTTCCAGAGCAGCCAAAGCAGCTCACAGGCTGGGAGGATGATGATTACCTGTATCACATCGCTCCGGTAAGTGTTGCTGATGCAGTCGCAAAACAAGGATTGAAGCCGAACCAGAGTAGCAATTTTGACAGCAACCTGGAATTTAACATCAAGGGCAACGTGTTCCTCACTGAAAAGTCTGGCGTGGAGGAGTGGCAACGAATGGTTGGCCAGGGCGCAGGATCGCGATTAGACCAGGAACTGGCGAAGCAGGAACGGCGAGTTATGGAGATGGAAGCAAGCGCCGAAGAGTTTGAAAACGACTGGGGGGATGCAGTGTGGGACGAGAGCGAACCCTGGGTGACGAGCAGCTGGGAACAAATGCAAGCAGACCTAGCAGAAGCTACAGAGACTCGCGATCGCATGGAGGAAATGCGAAACAACCTGGAACACGATTATGAGGATCACACAAGGGTGTTCCGAGTGCCCAAAAAACATATCCAGGGCGTAGCAGCAACGGACGAGCTCGGCAGCCAGGACGCGACAGGAAAGGCGTATAAGATCAACAACTGGGTGAGCAGCCAGGTACGACACGCAAAAGAACAAATCGGCGTCGTGCAGAAACAAATGAGCGATTCGCAGAAAACAATTCGCGGCCTGGACACTGAGAAGAAGCAGCTACAGGACAACACAATCGCAGCCAACGCGAGGCTGAACGACTCGTATAACGTCCTAGCCGAACAGGTGCGACTAACCAGGCAAAACATTTCCGAAACCGCGCCTGCTACAAAGGAATTGGAATACACCGCCAAGGTAGGTCAAAACGAAATCGGCGAGAAAGAATCGCAGCTGTATATGCAGAATCCATTTACCGGCGAGTCAGTTCTTGTTTTCTCAATGCCATACGACCCGTATGACCATCAAAACGACGCCAAAAGTCTGACGATGATTTTCAAGAACTTAATTTTCAACGTCCATGATTTGGAGGATCCAGTTTTAATCGGCGATCAGCCGATGGACCAGGGAAAGCAGGTAGCCACAATCCATTGGCCAGATAGTGCTGCGAGCCAATTTGGATCCCAGGACGAAGGTAGAGAATATTTGTGGATTCCCGAAGGCCATAATGCTTTGCACGAATGGGCATTCCGCGATTGGAATGAGTGGCGAGAAAATAACGTAGCAATGGATCAGTTGAATGGTCTGGTCGCGGTTCTTGAGACAAACCTTCCCGACGCGTACATGCCTGGAAAGGGTGTGGAAGGCGACCGGGACAGGAATTTTCGAGCGGAACTGCAGGACATGATTCAAGTTGAGGCCGCTCCGGAAATGCGTTCTTTAATGGCATCGCTGAGCCAAGTTGCTGATAACTATGACGCAGCGCATGACGCGAAAGAAGCAGCCGAGCAGTGGGAGGGAATCAACGGCGAGCAGTACAACGCAAACCTCACCACTCTCGCACGGGGGCAGCTGCGAGACCTGCAGCTGAAAGTGGCCAGCAACCCCAACTACTGGCAATGGGGGCGAGACAACTATGCGGTCGATGACGAAGGGCTGCCGTTGATTATCTTCCACGGAACCACGGAGGGCGGTTTCAATGATTTCACCAGGTTTGACGTTGGAGAGCACATTTATGGATCCACCAGTGTGCGGACGGGTTCAACATATACCGGAGGATGGACTGACGACATTACACCCTGCTTCGCCACAAGCGTGGACGACATTGAACGCACGCTGCGATCGTCCAAAGAGTTTCGCCTGGCGGAGTACGGTGATGGATTTGCTGTGCACGCGAGATTGGACAGCAGCGACCAGGTTTTGACAGCAACTACTCCAGAGGAATTAGTTGTGAAGTGGAATCGCTGGATTGGCGACAATACGGCTGGCTTGCGAACCAGCGGCGTGTACCCGCTCGTGTACCGACTGACGAACCCCATGATCGTTGACGGACGCGGAGAAAACTGGAATCGCATTCCACTCATGCCAGAAACCAGCGATGAGATATGGGATAGCCCCATAATGCAATCGCTAATGCAAAAAAGGGCTGACAGAATGGACGACCCACTCAGAGGGCCGGAAATGACAAAACACCAGAGGCAAATTACTGGCGTGTTGCAAACGACAGCTGCAAGTTATTTGTTTGACATACTCGAGGGGCAAAATAACTATGAAGAATTATTTGACAGCTACGAGGCGGTGGACATTGCAAGGGACCAGTTCCAAAAAAATATGGCGAACGCGGCTGAAACGGTAGGAAACATGCGAGGCATGAGCGCGACATTTCCGCAGACTCTGATGCGTGCGCTTGTAAAAACAATGGAAAAACTGCCCGAACGCAGCCCTGGACTGCAGGATCAGTACGAGCAAGCGTATGCAGAGGGAAACATGCCGGCGGCAGAACGTGTCCAGGAACACATGCTACAAGAAGAAAATGCACGAGAAGGGTATGCCGCAATTTTTGCCGATAGAGACGCTGTATTGAGGAAGCTGGTAAAAATCATTTACGAAATTCCCTGGGACGCGACAACGAGGGATCTGGCTAATCTAGCCGAGGAAAGCGGTTTTGATGGCGTCGTTTTCCGCGACCTACGCGACCACGGCGGCAAAGGTGGTGAGGATATAGATCACGGGGATCTGGAACCTGCGGACGTGTTTGTCGCGTTCACTAGACGCCAGGTAAAATCCGCGCACGCACCCGAGTTTGCAGAGATCGGCGAGCAAGCGGGAAAATTCGTATATTCAGCAGTCTCGTAATTTCATCAGGAACTAGAAATGCCAAAAATCACCTTTTCGCAACGCGTGGCTGCCTACCTGGACCAATACAAGGCAGCAAATCCCCAGGGTGGACAATTTATCAGCGTGGATCCCGACGGCGACGGGAAAAAACAGGCGATATTCGTTACCGACTCCGGAAAAATCAACCCGAAAAGCGACAGCCCTGGATACTGGAAAGACTTTAAGCAAGGCCAGGTGAAGCCAGGCAAGGGCAAAAAGCAGGATCGAGATAGCCCAGGCCAGCTAGGCACGTTCGACGATCCATTTACCGGCAAGTTCAAGCGGAAGCCGGAAAAGCAGCGCAAGCTCGAGGACAGCGTGCCCGAGCCGCCTGGTGACGAGGAAATTCCTGACTGGCTCGAGGACGATGAGCAAGTCAAGACGAAGCGTAAGCGGCTGCCACCTGGTTTCCGTGATCGAGTCGTCGGAAGGTTTCTGCCAGAGGATGCAACCAAAGACGAATTGCTAGAGCTGCTGGATGTGGCAAATGAAGTAGTTTCTGAGCGTACTCAGATGATCCAGGCTGGGCAGGATGCACTTCGCCAGGTGTTTGGTGACGCCGGAAAGCTGACGGGAGCACAGTCGCAAGCAAGATCAGCCAGCGACGCAAGCTCAATCCGAGGATTTGATGAAGCAGTGGCAGAATTAGCCAGCTCAGGAGGATGGAAGAACGACCAGAGCGCAATCCATGACCTGGTTGCTTACCTTCCCCCTGGTGCCATTAGCTGGGCCCGCGACAGCGGGGGTGAAATACCAGCGGAGCAAGTGGTCCTGGAGGCTCTGAGGATGCCGCTACCACAGCCACCGAAGGCATACGACCTAGATGTGCTATCAGAAGCCTACGAGCGCATGACCGGCACAGAGGAGCCAGATGAGCGATCTAAAGAGGAACGCGATCGAGACAAGCAATACAGCGATCTAATGAGGCAGGCGAACGATGCTGCTGCTGATGACGACTGGGATTTGTACGACGACATCAAGGCACAGGTTGCGGAGTTATTCCCCGAGACCGTCACCGAGTCCGTGGATGAATTTAGCGCCATGACGTTCCGCGAAGCCGTCGCCAGGTACGCTGGCCAACTGGGATTGTGGGACGATGAGTTCACGGGGAAATTCCGCACAAAAGGCGACAAGCAGGAAAGACTTTTTGACGGTAAAGGAAAGGCATGGAAGGACCAGCCGCGAAAAAAGAAAGGCGAGAAAGGGGGAGGCCAATGGACAAAGGGAAACAGTCCCACGACGCCAAAAATGGAATCCGCCAGGGAAAAGCTGAAAGCAAAGCAAAACACAATCGGGTACGAACCCAGGAAAGACAAGCGAAGGAAAATAAAGGACGCAATCAAAAAGTACGGAACCAGGGAGGAGCTCGAGGCAGCAGACCCAGGTACGCTGACTCAACAGGAATGGCTCCTGGCGAGGGTTCTGAAAGAGGAGAAAGCAAGACTAGCAACGCTGAACGGAAAAACTGAGGGCGATAAGTTCCTGCAGCGAGTGCATCAGAATATAGAAAAGGAGAGCATGGCAAAGGTAGCGAGTGAGTGGTGGGAAGGAATCGAGAACGACCGACCTGGATTTAAGGCAGCTGCGAAGCGGCACGGACTGAACCCCAAGGAATATTTCTATAGCAACGACGTGTATAACGCGCTGCCGTGGCTCGGCAACACAATGCACGAATCTCTGGACCAGGACATGCCGGTAAAGGGGATCGCGTTCTGGCTTACTAATCAGAAAGCTGGCTGGGCTGCGTCGGAGCAGATCAGCGAAATGCTAAAAGAGCATCGCCGCAAAGTGATGCAAGCCGTGAAGCGAGGCGAGGATGTGCCAGAGGGTGCCTATGAGAAATACCGCGAAAGCCCCTGGGTGCCGGCTGATCAACGCGAAAAAAAGAAGGAATCGGTGACAGCCTCCGCAACAGTGGAAGGCATCAAGCAAACAGATACGTTCCGATTGCGTGCGACACTCGGCAGGAAGCTGAAAACAGCGGCTAACAAATATGTGGACAAGGAACGCAAGAAGTTCCTGGCAGGGTATGAAAAACTGACGAAGGAAATAGACAAAAAGCAGGAAGCAATGGATGAGCACCTGAAAATGGAAGTCAGCGACAGTGATTTCGAGGTGTGGAAGGAGTGGCGTGCAAAATACGATTCAATGAAACAAGACCTATCTGACGAACGGGACAAGCAATACACAGCATTGACTGACTGGATAAAGACTCTGCCGAGCAATCGACGCAGAGCAGAGGGCAAGCCTCCTGCAATTAACATCAAGTACGGATCGACCGTGCCCGATTTTGTAAAAGATCGCGTCGCGGACGCGGTGCAGACGCTCGAAACCTGGTCAGGCGGCGCGCTCGCAGATCACACCGTGAACTATGCCACGACCGACAAAAACCGGTCGTTTGCTCGAGGTGCATCCATCAACATGAACCCCGGCCAGGTAATGAAGGGCATACTCCTGCACGAGCTCGGCCACACACTCGACAGCGAAACCGACCAGGGCAGGAAAACCAAAGCATTCGAGGCAGCGGCAATTCAAAAACACAAAACCAAATGGGTAGGCGGCGGCACCCGTGCAGATGAGGTAGGCAGCAAAAACGGTTTTATGAGTGCGTACACAGGAAAATATTACGGGTCTGCTGACGCGTCGGAGGTGCTATCAATGGGGATCCAGGCACTGCACGAAAAGCCGATCGCATTCGCAAAAGCATCACCGGATCACTTCAATTTCACAATCGCATCACTCAGAGGATTGCTATGAAAAACGAACAAGACGAAGCGGACGAACTGGAGATCCTGGCCACGTTCGATCACCGGAATTATGTACTACTGCTGCATTCTGACGGCTTCTGGGTAGGATCAGAAGGGAATCAGCTGTATCAGGATATTGCTAATCACTACGCGTCCTGGGAGCAATGGACACCCGACAAAGGTGACGCTGCTGTCTGGGCGTGCGAGGAGATCGTGAAACACCTGGAGGGAAAAGTGACAGCATTCTTTTGCGAGGCTAATATGGGCGACCCTCTGGAGAGTGGTAAAACCATTACGCCGTAATAGCTTGCAGTCGAACCTAAAAACCGTATAGGATTTGAAAATCATGGATGCAGTACAGCAACCAGTGGTGGCGATTCAACCAGGACAACAGGAATCCGAGGAGGATTTTATTGTCCGAGCTCACCATGCGCTCGCGGATCAGGTGCCGGATCCAGCAGAGCGAAACCAGGCTGTGTGGAATAGCTGGGACCGCTCAAAAGGCAACCAGCTGCTCGATCAGGCTAATCGCTATTTTGCGGGCGAGCAGTACACGGCAACGTCGCCGAGGCCGTTTTTCATGGAACACGAAAAAGTGAACTATGACGCGGAAGGGCAAGAGCAGATTACGAACTACGATCTGAATGAGCTGACCAGGATCGTGCGTGAAAACAATCACCGGATCCAGGACACGGATGCGTACACAGCCCTGGTAGACAAGCACACGTTGCCCCCACCATATCGCGATCCTGATCCACCCAAAAATCTAGGATTTGTCGGTCCTTACCGGCTCGGCATGATGGGCAGAAAGAATCCGAGATGGGGTATTTTTGCCAATGAGTGGCAGCGTAATGACAGACGGGAACAGCTCCAGGATCGGCCAAATCGAAGCGTGGAAGTGCTCCAGCTCAAGGCCAACGGAAGGCGGTACATAGATCCAATAGCTGCACTATCGGAAGCGCCCAGGCTGCCATTGCCAACCACAGCACAATACGCAGCTGCAGCGGAGAATGACGACGCTGTAACCGTGGAAAGATACGACGCGACGCCAGCGCTTAACGCGGTATTCCCTGGAGGGATGAACACGTTTGGCAAAAACTCGAAAACAAAACGCGACAGAAACCAAGGTAAAGATATGTACGGCAACACCGCAGCGGATCCTGACATGATACGCGAAGTGCTCAACGCACTGATGAGCACGGAAGAATGGAAAGCAATTAGCGAAGCGGCGCAGGCTATAGGACAAGACCAGCCGGTGATGTCAGGGCAAAACGAGCTAGGCGATCCAGGGATGATGGATCCGATGGCCGGCGGTATGCCAGAGCCACCGATGGAGGATCCTGGCATGGATCCTGGAATGGATCCAGGAATGGATCCTGGGATGGATCCTGGGATGGTCGATCCCGGCATGGGAGCCGAAGCGATGCCACCGATGGGGCCTGGCATGGAGGAGGAAGTTGTAGAGGAAGAAATTGATCAAAACGTCGCGCCGGCCATCGCAGCAGCAGGACGCATGGCACTGCAGCAAGGTGCCAAGGCAGCCGGGCAAACAGCCGGAACAATGGCAGCTCAAAAAGCGATGAACCGGGGCCAAGGACAAGGCCAACAGCAGCCAAGAAAGCAGGGCATTTTAGCCAAGATTCTCGCAGGACCAGGTGAAGGAAACCTGGCCGCGACCCCGAGACAACAGTTTGGCGCTGTGCCAGGCTATCACCGATATGATTCCACCAGCGAGGGAAACATGAACCGAGATCAATATCAAGCGATCCACGCCGAAAACCAATCAATGCGTAAAGAGCTGAATCAGCTAAAGAAACACAATGACAGCCTGCTAACAGAGCAAGCGCAAATGTACGCCGCGACGCAGCACGAGGTCGTGCAGCTACGGCAGCACGCTATCGACGCCGAGCGTAAAGAGCGTTTGACCAACCTGGCGCATCGGTACAGCGCGGTGGACTTGAAGCAGGAAATGGAGCACTGCCTCTACAAAAACAACGAAAATGCTCCAACAAACGAAGAATTTGATTCTCGGCTTTCCCTGATCGAACAGTACGCGGCTGTCACGGCACCTCAGTCGCCAATGATTCCCCTCGGATACGACGGCATGGGATCAGGCGACGTGAAAAGTGACAAGTTCGCCGCTCGCGTCGCTGATACCGCGCTGGATCTGGTGAACCAAGGAATTAAATCAGGCAATCGTCTGACCTACCAAGAAGCAGTCGAAAAAGCAAAAACACAGCTGTCAGCTGAGTAATTTCCAGTCTATGTAGGGGCAATGAAACCAAAGAAATCGAGGTGAATTATGGCTGGCGACGGTCAACAATTTCAGGCATCAGCAAACATTAACGTCAGTGTGTTCGTCAAAATTAGCGGCGACAACACGGTAGAAACAGCGGGTGCCGGCGACGAAGCAATCGGCGTGATGCACGAAAGTGCATGGGACACGCCAATCCCGAACGCCAACGATACGATCGCCGTTTACTCTGGGCAATCGAAACGCGTTTACCAGGCAACTGAAAGTTGTGAGGTGATCGTAGGCACAGGCGGTTTAACCGCTGGTGATTTTGTAAAGCCCGACGCTGCCGGCCTTGGAGTCGCAGCAGGAACTGGTGAAAACTACAGTGCAGTGTGCACGACTGGTGCCGCAGCAGGAGCACGCGCGAAAGTGCTGGTTACTGCTGGGCAGGTCAACTAGCCACACTGCGAAAATTAACAGCAGTCCTGGGGCGGGACTGTAAACAGATTTAACCCCCCCAAATTTTATAGGACAGTTTGATATGGCTATTGCATATCCAGGCGGAAATAACACTTTTGTAAAAGACCTGGACGCATCAGGTCGGCTCATTACTGAGTTTTCACGCAACCCAGACGAGTTCGCACTGAACAGCTATATCCAGCTCTCGAACGTGCAGAAGGCTGCGGGCTATTACCTCAAGATTACTCCAGAGGAAGCAGCTCGCGTCCTGAACGCCAACCTGGCTGAGTTCGTTTGGCCGGACGGTGCGCCTCGCCCGAGTCGGAACAACGGCACCGAGTCGTTCAAATTTGAAGGCTACGAAACCGAGCGTTACGACTACGATTTTACCATTGGCCGAAAAGCGTCAGAGCAGGCTGACTGGAACATCATTGAGTCGCAAAGCCGGATTAAGGCACAGCAGGCGATGACAGCTCGCACGTTAAGTGTGCATGGCTTGCTCGAGACTGCAGGATCCTGGGCAACCGGTCACTCGATTGACGTGACGACAATTCCTGGGAACTCAGGAAACTGGGATCAGTCCACGAGTGCTCGCCAGGACATCAAACGCTCGCTCGCCTACGCGGTCGAAAAAGTGATGCTGGCTACGCTGTCCGTGGTTCGCCGAAAAGACTTGCAGCTGGTGCTGTCACCAGATGCGGCTCACGCGATGAGCGAGAGCCAGGAGATCGTCGAACACATCAAGAGCTCGCCAGACGCCTACAGCCAGGTCGTTGGCGACGCTGGCAAGTGGGGAGAGTATCAACTTCCCGATCGGCTGTACGGCATCGACATTGTTGTGGAGGACGCGGTGCGAGTGAGCAGCAAGCGAGGCGCTACGCTTGCAAGTTCGTTCATCCAAAACAATGACTATGCTTACCTCCTGGCTCGACCAGGTAGCCTGGTCGCCGAGAGCGGCGGACCTTCGTTCAGCACTGTTCACTTGTTCTTGTTCGAGGACATGACCGTCTGGACGAACGACAACGAAAACGACAGACGCACAGAGGGCCATGTCGTTGACGACTTCGACGTAGTTTCGACGGCTCCTGCTTCTGGGTTCCGGTTCGAGAATATCCTGAGCTAAAAATGGCTTACGCAACAGGCACTGACCTAGCTCTGCGATATGACATTGACTGGGTGGGTGATCTAGCGACAGACAATCGCGATCACCTGTCCAGGGGTGTTGTTACGGATCACCCTGCAGTCCTGGCAGCGCTCGACGGCGCAAGTGGCCAGGTGCAAGCTGCTCTGATCCAGGGCGGTCAGTACAGCGTGGCGGACCTGTCAGGGCTTACAGGTGTCAACCGAGCGTATTTGGCTGATCTGGTCTGTGGGCTCGCAATCATCCGGTTGTGGGAGCGCAGAAGTGAATCAATCCCTGCCAACGCCGAATCCGTACAGGCAAAGTGGTGGGGGTTGATCGAAAAGCTGGAAAAAGGCGCAAACATATTCGACCTGCCCGCACAACTCGATGCGACGATCGTGGATCACGCTGGACCGACAGCTGTGCAACTGCAAAATCGAAACGACATGACCGTCAGAAATAAACTGTTCCCTCCACCGATTACCAGGCTTCCCAGGAGCCAAGGCGGCCAGACATGACAGGACGCGAACCACTAAATACCGATCCCCCAGCAGTCGCGAGCATTCCTGATCCGAACGCTAATGCGGGAGCCGACCAGCTCCAGGACGTGAACGTCCAGGTTGCCGGCGGATCGAATCTCTATATCGCGGACGGATCCACGCCTAATGCAACTCTGTATTGGTTCGGCGAACAGATGGATGACACAGCGATTGTGACGCGAGAGTTCTTTAACGACGTGCCTGGTGACTCTAATGGCGGTCCCCAGGGGCCACCCATTGAACGCCAGGTGTTGGGACGAATTGTCCAGTTGAGCATCAACCTGAGCACCTGGAACCAGCGTGTACGCTACTGGGTAGAGCGTCAGAATAGCGCGTATTCGACCAACGGAGCTATCTACGACTACGAGGTCGGCACGCCGATCCTGCAGTTGCATCGGTTCAGGCTCCTGATCGTGCCGGCCAGGAACAATCCGATCACCGTCGCTGCTCCAGCTGACAAAAGCGAGGATTGGTTCTGCTTCAATTTTCCGACTATTATGATGAGCTCCCCGATTGAGTGCAGCCAAGGGACGAAATTTAGCGCTCTGACTTTCACGCTCGAGGCTCATCGCGGCCCTGCTGTTGACGACGCAACTCGAGGCGTTTTATGGAATCGCGACGTTACCGGGCTCGATACGGCAGTGGCTGCTCGCCAGGCAGAGATGCAGGAGCAATACGACGCTATCCTGGCTGCACGCGAGGGCGATGGCCCTGTGGAAGTTGAATAGCAGACGCACGACGCAAAGGATTGCGTTAATTACGCCATGCGCTGCTATTCGTCTTTTTCGCGGATTTGAATCGTAACCGGAAAAGCCTGGTCGATGATCATCGGGCCACCGTCTGGCAACGCTGCGATTGTGTTGAAATGTAGGTATTCCGTGGCTTCCTCGCTTGACATGCCATCACGCATAAGGCAAGCCACCATTGAAGCGTAGCAGTAAATCACGCGATCCTTTTCGCCGTCAAAAAGTACGCCGCAGACCGCATCATCATATCCATCCATGCAAACGGCGGTGGATTCTTTTTCGAGCAAATACTGGTGCAGCATCGTGCGGCTGCTGCGATCAGGATCCGGATCGCTGAACTCCGGATTGTCGAAATCGTAAAGGAATCTCATGGTCGCCCGTTGTAATCACTGCCAGGAATTAAGCCCAGAAGGCACGACAATATGCCAGAAATGCCGTTGCGTGTCCTGCCAGAGACTGAAAATTTTGTGTGAATGCAAAAAAACTTTTTCAGCCAAACACACCGTAAATAACGCAAAAACCCTGGTGAATGGTGGACGGAAATAGGGCTTTCGCCACGAAACTGTGACAAGTGCTGTTGACGAGTGGGACGTTATCCCGATACTTGCTGATGTGTCACTGAGACACACGCGGAAAACAACTCAGACAGGATTGCACCCATGAGCGACTTAGACAAACTTGTTGAATCACTTTGCGAACTGAAACCAGAGCTCGACGCAAAAGTTGTCCGGCTCGTTGGCGAAACGGAAGGAGTCCAAAGGCTCAAGGACGTATTGCGATCACTGTTGCTCGTTGAGCAGATGAAAAAATAATCGAATACACACCCCCCCCATTAGGATTGCACCAATGTCGAAGCCAACATTTACCCTCACTTGTCAGCGTCAGATTCCCACCGAAAAACTGGATCTTATCGCTTTTCGCCTCGGCTGCGTTTGCGGCAATCCACGCTTCAAGTACGAGCAGAAACCCGTGATTGGATCCTTCGGGCTCCACATGGTCAGTTTCACAGCCACCCGGCAACTGCCGGCCAAGCATGTGGCTGCGTGTAGAGCACTGATCCTGGGCGTAGAGCTCGGTGAGACTCTGTAACCCACCTGTCACTGACAACCCCACCCCTATTTGGATTGCACCCATGACTACAAAAATTTACGTTTCAGCCGGCTACGATGAGCTCATGCGGCACTTCGGCGACGGAAAACTGGCCGACGCCTGTTACCGCGAAACCCTCCAGGCGACGATCGACGACGAAGGCGACGCCCACATCAATACGCGGGTCAAGAAATGCTGGCTTCATTCGTCGCATTTTGTTGTGGCAGACGAACGATCACATGGCGAGTTCGACCTGGTGCTCGTTTCGTGCTGCGGCGAAAAACTCGAGGGCTCGCACAGAGCTGAGGATCTGTACCAGAGTCAGCTATTTAAGGCATCGGCAGCCTGGGCGAAAGCCAACGGCAAGGAGTGGGCGATCCTGTCAGCCAAGCACGGACTGGTGTGGCCCGACCAGGTAATTGAGAGCTACGACCTGAAACTCTCTGGTCCAGACAGCCGGCAGTACCTCAAGCCGAACTATTACAGAAAAGTATGCACAGCGATCGGTGACTACAGAAACCGCGTGAGCTGCCCAAAGATTGCTGTCCTGGCCGGCAAGGACTACCTGGAGCCGTTCCAGTATGAGCCGAACACATCATTTCCCCTGGCTGGCAAAGGTATCGGCCAGCGACTCCAGTTCCTGAAAAAAGCCGCCGTCGCCGTTACTGCCTGCGTCGGTCAACTCGAGCTGTTTTAATCACCACCACAACCAAGGATTGCGACCATGAAAACCACAACCAAAAACATCACAAAGCGACAAATCCAGCGACGCATCGACCGCGCAAACAAGCTGTGGGACAAGTACCACGAGCTCGATGTAATGTCGCAATACTGCAGGGCTCCCCTGCATCGCGTAGAGGCTGCCAGGCGGAAATACATCATGTACGTCCACAATGCTCAACAGTGGCTGTACGAGGCCGGTCTGTGCGGCGAGGAAGGTATCACCAGCGATGAAGCCGATAACGATCGGTTCTGGGGTATCGAAGGGTTAGCAATGTTCGGCGACGGCTCCTGGGCGTGACCACACTTGTCATCCACGGATGGCAGGATGGCGGGAGGTGACGCGCAGCTGACGAGCTGGCGCGACGATCACGACCTGACCATCCAAGGGGCGCGAGCGTGCAATCTGCATGGCTCATCCGGTATTCGACTCCCGGCGTCCCTTTGCCTGTATCCACGTTGGACAGGCAACATTTCTTTAAGTAAGGACAGAGATATGCAGACTCAGAGACGACGAGTAAATCACCAGGAACTAGCAACGCTGCAAATTTGGCTGATGCAGATGGCAAGTGAAAAAAAGCTACCGCGTCAGCGTGAGGCTATTACCACGCTGGTGGAAACAAAGGGCTATTCAGTGACGTGGAACAGCCTCAAAAACATCCTGGAAGCGATGAATTTTGAGCTCGAGCGAAAGCAGCCTGTGAAAAAGCTGCAGGACAAAAAACCGACGAGCTATGGCAAGTCCACGCGAGCAGTCGCCTGGTGCCTGGCGACTGTTCTGGAGTCGCGTACGGAGCTGTACGAGTTGCAGGTAAACAATCTGGATGGATGGTCGCGTCAAAAGGATGCGGATCTGCTGCGGAAAATAATTGAATCCGACAAGATGATCATTGCAACGCTACGCGACATTTTCAGCGGTCGCGTCGTGGATGAGAATGTGCAGCAAAAGATAATGAGTTTTGACGAAGGAGGTGAAGCATGAGCAGGTTGGAATGGCTCACCGAGCGTCAAAACGGTGTGGGGGGCAGCGAGGTCTCTGCAGTGATTGGATTGTCTAAATGGCGAAGCCCGTTCGACGTGTGGCTCGATAAAACGAGCCCGATCGTCGAGCAGCCGCCTACGCTGCCGATGGAGCTCGGTACTTATCTCGAGGACTTCATTGTGGACAAGTACCGCCAGGACACTGGCAACCAGGTACAGACAGACCTGGACTGTATCGCGATGAAAGATGCGCCATGGAAACGCTGCAACCTAGACGGACTGGTCACGCTACCGAGCGGTGATCATGGCGTGCTCGAGGCGAAAACGTCGGGCGACTCACGTTCCTGGGGCGAACCAGGATCCGCTGAGATTCCCCAGGACTACTTCTGCCAGGTGCAGTGGAACATGCACGTTGCTGGACTCACCTGGGCGGACGTACCGGTGCTGTTCTTTGATGGCAGTCGGCGGATCGAGTGCTACCACGTTGAGGCGGACAAGCAATTCCAGGCGTGGATGGCGGAAACGGTCGATAAGTTTTGGGCGTCGGTAGTCTCAGGCGAGCCACCGGAGCCAACTACAGGCGACGAGGCTGCAGCAATGTGGCCGAAGCATGAGCCAGGAAAGACGGTTGAAGTTGACGATCAAATTGTGTTGCAGTTAGAGCAACTGAAAGCATTGAAGGCTGAGAGCAAGAAAACGAGCACTGCGATCAAGATGATCGAATCCGAGCTAAAGGTTGCGATCGGCGACTCGGAAGGGCTTGCTGATGGTGATCGCATTCTGGCTACCTGGAAAGCATCGACAAGCAAACGGCTGGATACGTCAGCATTGAAAGCAGCTCACAAAGAGCTGTGTGATGAATTTACGAAAACCACCACTAGCAGAAGGCTACTAATCAAATGAGCATGAATACCCAACTAATCGAGCAGAGCGAAGTCGAAACGCAAGCATTGTCAGTTTCGGAGCAGGCCAGGACACGCGGAGCGATCGAGGCGTCGCTGACGGTAGCGGCGGCCAGGCCGCGTAACGAGCAGCGAGCGATAACGCAGGTGCAGACAAGTTGCCAGCGTGTGCGGCTGGCTGAGTCAGCGGTTTACAGCTACGCAAAAGGCGGCACAGAAATTACTGGTCCGAGCATTAGCCTGGTGGTCCAGGTCGCGCTGGCGTGGGGAAATCTTGACTGGGGTTATCGCGAGTTGTCGCGAGGCCGAGGGGAATCGACGGTTGAGGCATACGCCTGGGACCAGCAGACCAACGCCAGGTACAGCCGGCAATTCATCGTTCCGCACCGGATCCGCGTCGGTGGGCGGCAGCGGCAGCTGCGTGAGGATGAGCTGGCAGATTGGATTGCGAACCAGGCACAGCGGAGAGTGCGAACCTGCCTGGAAAACGTTATACCTCGAGACGTGATTGAGGAAGCCGTGGACGAATGTGCCAGGACGCTCAAAGCGAATATTGACCTGGACGCGACCAAAATCATGCAGATGGTCGAAAAGTTCGCGGAGATCGGCGTGTCGCAGGAGCAGATCGTAGCTAAGCTGCAACGGTCGGTGGACGCGATCCAGCCAGCTCAATATCTCGCGATGAGGCGAATTTACGTCGCAATCCAGGACGGGCTCCAGACGGTTGACCAGGCATTCCCAGCCGTAGATTCACCCCCAGCTGAGCCAAAGCCAAGCCAGGGGGAGCAGCTGATTGCCAAGGCCAAGGCCAAGCCGAAGCCAAAAAAACCAGCGAAAGCTAAAGCAAAAGCCGAACCGGACCAGGCTGCTGACAATGCTGACAATGCTGACGTGCTGACGCCTGACGAGAAAGTCATTGAGTCGTTCGCGGAATCAATCAAGGAGGCGAAAACGAAAGAGCACCTGAATTTGCTGGCCGACCAGGTGAGCTACGACGCCAGCATGGGAGCTCTGCCAGAACTGCACGCGGCTGGACTGCTCAAACGGATCAGCGACAAGATCCAGAATATTGAGGAGCAGCAATAGTGGGTGGCGAGAATAAAATATCAGCGTCGCTTGCCGTGCTGATCTGGGACTATCTTCGCAAATATGCGAACGAACCAGTAGAACGTGTTGCTAAGGTGTTCCAGGTCTCGTCTGCGACGGTCCAGCGAGTCCTGGACGCGTCACACCGTGATGTGAGGCACCTGGGAAAGCCTCGCGATTCCAGCCGCGAGAAGCCGGATTTGAGCCGCCTGCAGGTTGCAGCGGTGATTGGATTCCATGTCCAGGGCACCAAGCAGCGTGAGATCGCTAAACTGATACCGTGCGGGACTTCGACGATCGCGAGGATCCTGGACGGAAAGCACAGATACAACGACAAAAAACTACGTTGATCTGCTAACAAAAATGGCCGCGCTCGGGCGGGATTCGAGCGCGGCCTAAAAACCACAACAGGAATAAATTGTACCACAATGAGCACCGCAAAACACCATTGGTTCCCCCTGTACCACGACGCCTGGATCGTCGGAACACGCGGAATGACCTTCCAGCAGCAAGGGCTTTATCTCAACCTTCTTCTCCTGCAATTTGAGCAGGGTGATCTGACTATAGAAATGATCTACCGCTACGTCGCAGTGCCTGGCTTAGAGGGGGTTGAGGATTTAGAGCAGATCCTGCACGAGAAGTTCACGCAGCTCCCAGGACCAAAGTATCGCAACGAGCGAATGGCCCTGGTCATTGCTGAGCAGAAGCAAAAAAGCGAGCGCAGATTCAATCAAACCAGGAAAGCGAGGTCAGCGAAAAAACAAAAGAGCATAGCTGCAACAGAGTCTGTTACAGAGTCTGCCACAGAGCCGGAACGCAAGCCTGTTACAAAAGCTGTAACAGGGAGAGAGTTAGAGTTAGAGTTAGAGTTAGAATTAGAATTAAATCAAGAGAAAGAGAGAGAGCTAGAACCAGATGACTCTTGCGCCATCAAAGATGGCGGTGAGCACATCAAAATTGAGGTCGCGGTTCAGAAATGGAACGCTGCATTTAAGTCGGTTCCTGGCGTCGCGTGCGTGCGTACCATTACGCCAGGGCGCAGACGCAAGTGGAACGCGTCAGCGAAGAAGCCAGGATTCCTGGGCGCCTGGGCAGAGGCTCTGCAGAAGTTGCCGGTTCACAATACGGCTTCGTTCCAGTGGCAGCCGTCGTTCGACTGGATGCTCTCGATTGAGCACGTCACCAGGTTGCTCGAAGGCAACTACGACCAGGCGGACCAGGCAGCAGCCAGGAACAGCCGCGTGGAGGGCTTTATCAATGAGTGAGAAGGAACAGAAGCTGCGGTTTGCGGCAATAATGGAAAGCCTGGGAGTGGTATATCAGCAGCAAATGTCAAAGGAGCTGCTCAAAATGTATTGGATGGCTCTCCAGGACGTTCACCTGGATCAGCTCGAGCAGGCAGCAGCCGCGCACGTCGCGACGAGCCAGTGGTTCCCGAAGCCGTGCGACCTGCGATCTGCCAATCCCGAAGCCGACGCCGTAAGAGCGTGGGACTCAGCAATAGCTGCGATCCATCACCACGGTATGTACCGGCACGTCGATTTTGAGGACCAGGTGGTGAATGCGACGATCCGGCACCTGGGTGGTTGGCCTGAGTTCTGCAGCATGGATCCGAAAGACGAAAGCTGGATCAGAAAAGAGTTCGCCAAGACGTACCAGGCACTGGCGAAAGCAGGGACAAGCAGGGAGCAGGCAGCACCGCTGCCAGGAATCTCCGAGGCTAACCAGGTAACTCGAGTTAATGGCGAAGTGGAATCTCAGCAGGTGCTAGTGCGCCGCGTCGCTACGCCGAAAATCATCGAACCAACGAGGCGAATCAGTGTTCAGTCGGATGCAAAAAAGCGAATTAGAGCGGATTGATTCAAGGTACAACCTTGGATTGATCGAATGTATCAACAAGGCGAGGGAGCTCGGCGAGCTGCTACGCAAAGAGGAAATAACCCAGTCGGAGCACGATATGCTGCTCCAGGATTTAAGAAAGCGAGCGAGGGAACCTAATGAGCGACATGATAATTCTGTGTGTGATGTGGAGCAGTTGGTTGATCCTGGCGACTTACACAGCTAGGTGCGTATTCAAAGATTTAACAAAATGGAGCAGGTAATGGTTCACTGGATGGATTTGGTCGATCGAGCTGATGAGGACGTGGTGGCTACGCATATAACGAAGATGCAGATCGACGAGGACGTGTATGTCCCTGTATTTTCGATGTCGATTGAAATACAAAATTTTGCGGTGCCATCCTGGAATCGGATGCTCGCGATGCACGAAATGAGCCGCATGAAGCTGCGGAAAATGATCCACAACATCGTCGGCGAAACTGTTAGCGGACGGTTCCCGTCAGAGCTGTGTCTGGCGGAATACCAGAACCTGAGCCGGCCAAGCAAAAAGCGAAAATCAGAGTTGCCAGGACTCCGAAAGAAGCACCAATTCGAGCACGCCAGGCTCAAACGATTTTTGGCCAACGGGTACGAGCGAGAGAAAATCACTGTGCGTCCGAAAGAGTTTGACAGCTTGGTATCCCTGGAGTTCTGGCACAAGCGGCAGCGGCTGATCGACCTGGATAATCTTTGCACAAAAGCCGTCACGGACGGGCTCGTCAACATCGGGATCCTGCCAGACGACGGTCCAAATAACATCGCCACTATCTCACATTTCCAGGACGTATGCCCTCGCGGCGAGGAGACGCTGGTGATCCAGATCGAGGAGCATTTCGGGATGCCTCCAGTGATGTAGCTTGCATTGCTGGCGATTCCCTAGTTACGATGATCGCGGCGGCGCGGGAACGGTCGGGCGTGTCGCCCCTACGTCAAACCGGCCAGCGCCGCCTTTTAGGGATAAAATCGTGCGAAATCAGATCATTGTATTGCTTGGGTTATTTGCAGCGGTGGCTGCGAGTTACCTGGTCTCAGACGTGTCAGCCGGCGATCGTGCGGTGGCACCTGCTGCACCCGAAGTAGCTCCAGCTGCACCAGAAGCGAAGCCTACCGTCCTGTTTAAGCGTATTCGGACGGTCACGGAAACGCCTGTTTCGGAATCGGCAGCCTTTTGCCGAGATGGGATCTGCCGCCCCGTACAGAGGCTCAGGGCAGCCACTCAGAGAACCACACGGACAGTTACCGAGCGACAATCACGTCGAAGCGGTGTTTTGTTCAGCCGACTGTTCCAGCGTAGGTCACTAGGATGCGGTGGCTGATCGCTATAGCCTTACTTGCCCTGGCAGTTAGCCAGGCAAAAACGCAGCAGCCAGAATCGAGCGAGCCGTCAGTGGCTCCATCGGTCCTGGCTGTTATTACGCGGCCACGGCCCGAGCCAGTTGTTTCTTATGGTCAGAAAATTGCGCAGGCCAGGGCAGACTACATGGCGAGGTACAATTACCGTGGCCATCCACCTCGAAGTGCGGGCAGCTGGATGAGTGTCCCAGGAGCCGGATTTGAGGGCGTGGGTTGGCGAGGGAAAAACACGCCGCACCGATCGGTCGGGACTTGCCGGCCATCGGGGCGGTCTGGACCGCACGACGACAATACCAGGGTGCTGCTCGGCGATGCGGTTTCGTATTCAAGTGGCGCAAGCTACCGGGTGAGGATTTGGGGCAAGCGATGATTGAAAAGCTGATACCACGTCACCGCCGTATCGAGATCAGGGATTACGCCAGAGAGCGATGGAACGTCCGCGATACGAAGGATGCAAGAACTGCAGCCTTGGTTCAGGAGGACACTTTTAGGTTTATCAGGAAGAAAAAGGTGACGGGGTTGTGGTCGGCATTGCTCACGGCGGTGGCGATCAAATTTGCAGCTCGGTTAATTAACAACTGGCTCGAGGAGTTGATTGATGAAAGATGACAGAGGATTTCGTTTCCTGGTTGGCTGTTTCGTGCTTTTTTCTGCCTATCAGTTGTATAACAATAATGTGTTCGGGCTGTGGAGCTCATCCGGCGACCAGGTGGATTCAGTTGATGTCGTTGCCCTGGCGATCCAGGCACTCATTTCAGCCGTGGATGGCGTGGGATATGTCGCGATCCTGCTAGTCAGCGGGCTGTGGCCATTGGTCGCTACGAGCCTGGATCGGTTGCAGGGTGCATTCACCAAAAAGCCAGGGATTAACCTGGACGACCCAGACGTGCGTGAGATGCTTGCGAAACTAATTGCTGACCAGGGAAAAGACGACGATGGCAAGTGAGACACAAAAAGCGGCAATCGTGGCTGTACTGTTAATCGCTTTGCTTGCGCTCGGGTCTCGCCAGGTGCCTAAGAAGCCGGTCGGCAACGACTACCCAGACGCAATGGTGATTGTTCCGCCGACTGGAATGGGTGGCAGCGTCGAGCTCGACAAATGGGCGGCTGAGAACAAAATTGAGCTTCGGCGATACACCGAGGGCGTGGACCTGGAAAACGCGGAATCCTGGATTCCAGAGCTATACCAGGCTACCGAGGGATCCAGGCCAGCGGCTGCAATTCGCAGAGACGGACAGGTGATTGTAGTTCCGATCGACGACGACATACTCGAGCGATTGAGGAATCTGCAGTGAACGATCTATTCGAGCCAAGCGACGACCACGGCCTGGAACAGCGCGATTACCGCATCGAGCCGGTCGGTAGCGTGTTCCCTGTTTCTGCTGTGCAACTTTTCTCCGATCCGATACCCAGAGAGCGGTGGCCTGATCTGATTAAAACCCAGAAGTCACTCGGCACTTCCCCCCTGGTCGCGCACCAGTATCACGAGGTGCCAGTGCTCGATCAGGGCTCACTCAAATACTGCTGGGCATACTCGGTGGTTGCGGGCGTGATGAATAGGCTGGCTTTCCAGGGAATTGATCCTGTGCCGCACCTTTCAGCAACTGCAGTCGCAGCAGTTGGCCTGAACTTCGCGAATCGAGGCGGGCACTGCAGTAAAGCCGTCAAAATGATGCAGGACCAGGGCGGGATCCCCTCAGTCGAGGCGTGGCCTAATCGAAGCCTGGACAGGACACTGAAAAGCGATCCGAAAGTGCTCGAGTCCAGAGAGATGAACCAGCTATGTTCGTTCACTGATTGCGGCGACAATCTCGATATGGCGATCAGCCTCATGCTCTCGGAGACGCCATGCCCTGTCACGTTTTCAGTACCCTGGTGGAAGCACGCGATCCTGGGGCTCGAGGTTCTCGATCGAGGTGGAGCACCAGCTACGTCGCTTGATCGGTACGGCATTGCATTTGTCAACAGCTACGGATCCAGGTGGAATAACAACGGATACGGCGAGTTTTGGGGGAATAGATTAAACGCCTGGGAGTATGTCGGGGTACATCAGGCACTACCGCGAGCAGAGCAATGATCGGAAACACAGATATTACGCAGGTAGGTATGCTAGTCGCCGCTGTGGCGGCCCTGGGGACAGTCATAGGCGTGCTATGGAAGCAAATGATGCAGCATTTCACACGGGTAGATAAGAAACTCGATGACACCCAGGCCGCGCTCGCGGACTGCCAGGAAGATAGGTTGCATATTTGGCAAGCCATCGCGAAGCAAGCTGGTTGCCAGGTCGAAGAATTGCGAGGCAGCAAAAAATGACGCAAACACTTATCTACGAAAACCTGACAAATCAATCCGGCCAAAGCGTCCAGTCTGATGTTGAAGTTGATGGTGCTGATTTGTTGCTCGCCGCGAGCGACATTACTGGTATCGAATTGAGCATCACATGGGATAACCAGTCTAGCTGGCAGGGGTGCGAGTGTTATGTAATTGATCCAGACGGAAGCTATCACTACATTTTCAACAGCGGAAGTCTCCCGTTCGGATCAGGCACTCGAACCGACACCTTGCAAATAAACAGCGGCAGCTTTCCTTCGAGCGTCGATGGCACCTGGGAGTTTTACCTGAGCGATCAGATGTTCGGCACGGTGACGCTCGATGAAGTGTCAGTCGAGTTGCAAGTTACGTCAGCGAACATGCCAGCTACCTATGGTGAGAATCTCTGGTGGAATGGCGAAGCGTACCAGGGCGGAATTGATCTTACGAATAATTCGCGACACCTGTATCCACAGAACGGTGCGTCGATTGTTGCGAGCACTGGTTCTGGAGGCACTCACGCATTCAGTTTTGATGGCGTCAACGATGTGTGGTCTGATGGCGGGAACACTGGATTTGACAATCTGACGACATGCAGTTGGTCCTGCTGGGTGAACCCATCGTCGCTTGCCACCAAGGGAATGATCTATTGCAACCACGGCTACCGCAAAGGTAACTGGCAGATTTATTTAAGTGGAGCGACCGTCAACCTGTTTATCGGGTATTACGATCCAGGGTTCAGCAGTTCTGACGCGATGAGAGTGTACGCGAACACAATCAACTCGACTAACACTTGGTATCACATTGCCATCACGTTCGATGGATCTCAGTCGCTGGCAGATCGGGTGAAGATATACATCGACGATCAGCCAGAGGTGACCACGGTCATCGAGTATGGCAACGGTGTGACTGCGATACCGAATGGGAGCGTCAGCGGTCAGCCAGCACCACAGGCTGTTGGTGGTTTAGTAGACGTAAGTCTCGCTGGAGCACCGAGCGGAACCATACGGTATCCACTGAATGGTCTGGCTGATGATTGTCGAGCATTTCCAAGTTATGTACTTACATCGAGCGACATCACATGGCTGGAGTCAGCGAGAGGTGTTGCCGGCGGGCCACCAGCATCGTTCAAATCATATTTCCGAACTCCACCAAGTATCGTAGGTTTTCCCAATGCTTAAAAATACTTCGGGGCAACACATCAGTTTTATTGCAATCGCCACAGCGGACGGCTCGGCGGTCACATCAGGAACGCCAGTTGTTCATTTGTCGAAAGATGGAGGAGCCCAGGCAACAAGCACGAACACTGCAAGCCACCTGGGGAACGGAGTCTGGGTTTTGGATTTGACGCAGGCGGAAACAAACGCTGACAACTTATCAGCGGTCATGGTATTGACGAACGCCGTTAATTCGTTTGCCCAGGCGTTTCCTTACGTTCTCGCAGACTTCAAAGCTAACGTTACTGGTTTGTCAACGTTTGATCCCGCAGCCGACGCGGTGGCCAACGTGACGCTCGTTGGAACCTGCACCGCTAACACCGACATGCGAGGAACCGACAACGCCAGCACGTTTGATCCTGCTGCAGATGCCGTGGCTAATGTTACGCTCGTGGCGACATGCACGACCAATACTGATATGCGTGGCACCGACAACGCCAATACGACTGCTCCGGATAATGCAGGAATAACTGCAAACGGCACTGCAATCGCGGCTTTGAACGATTTTAATCCAGCGTCTGACACGGTGGCACAGGTTACTCTGGTAGCGACTTGTACGACAAATACGGACATGCGAGGTACAGACAACGCAAATACTGTTGCGCCGGCAAATAGCGATATTGCAGCAATAAAGACAAAGACGGATCAGCTCACATTTACCCTGGCAAATAAAGTTGACTCGAACGCATTGGCGGGGAATTTTATGACAGACGCCAGCAGCATTACCAACTTCGGCATCATCCAGACATTGATAGGTACAGTTGGAAATGATGTCCTTGGCCTAAATGATTTTGATCCAGCCGCAGACACAGTTGCCAATGTAACGAACGTATCGAGCACTGCGGTTTGTGTGTCAAACAGCGACATGCGAGGCACGGACGGGGCAAACACTGTTGCCCCTGACAATGCTGGAATCGCAAGCAACGGAACTGCGCTAGCCACCACAACAAAGACCGGGGTGGCGTACACCGCAACGGCACAGTCAGGGGACACCATCCAGGTCACGTTGAGTTAATCATGGCACTGCAAAACAGCTTCGCAACGTTTTTTGGCGCAATTTACCCAGCCGAGGGGAACGTCATTAACACGGCTCCAGCCTATGGAGACGCAATCAATGCGCTCCAGGGAACATTATCAACCGGAGGAGGCATAGTGCCATCGCCAGATGATGTGCGTGACGGCATTGCTGTGGGAGCGAGCACAGGCAATTTAACGTTGCCTCCAGTTGCGGACGTGCTCCAGGGCGTGACGTTTGGAACCGCAGGCACGCAATTCACGGGAACACTGCAGCAAAACGTGATCCCGACACCGCCTGGAAGTCAAATGTGTCGCTTGAAGGCGCAAATTTCTCTCAACGGTACAGCAGTCAGTGATGCAGTTGTGACCTGCAAAGTGATCGAGGCCAACAGCGTCGTAGGCAACGACATTGTGCCTAGCATTACTGGGAACGTTGTGAAAACAATCAACGGATACGCGGAAATTGATCTGTATCGTCAGGTAGCATTTGAGCGGGGTGATGGTATTTACTCGATCGAGGTGAAGCACAACAATAAAATCCTGTGCTCAATGAGAGCCGCAATGCCCGATCAGGCGGACATTTTCCTGTCTGATTTGGTAGAGCTCATGGATCCAAGTTACACAGGGGGGTGATATGTTTGGCCGATGGCAACGCAAAAAAGTCGAAAAGCGAGCTGATAACGAGGAAAGAGCTCGAGCCATATTCAGCTACGAAACCAGGCAAGGAATCAGGCATTGCGATCCGTTGCTGGTGGCGATGGCTTTACAGACAGATCCAGAATACAAGCCAGAGCACCTGGTAAAAGCAAAACAGCAGGATCCGATGGCCCTGGAAATTGCCGCAAATGCAGCTGCTCGAGCGTTCCAGGTAAAGCGACTCAGCAACGCTGACGACACCGGCATGACCATCGCGGAGCTGCTCGGGCTCCTGGACGCCTTTGATCTGTGGTGCTTCCAACTTCAAAAAAAAACGTAGCATTTTGCGACCTGGCAGCGTGCTATGGGGCAGGGGATTTGGCAAATTTGATCAAGACCCGCTACGATTTGGCTTTTAGCCTGTGGCTCAACCGAAAGCGAAGCATTGTGAGGCAAGCCGAGACCGTGCGACTGGGAGCTGTCACAGCTCTGTCCAACGATATGCGA